TCAGTAACAACCTGCCAAACTTCCTTGATGCTGATAGTTCTCTTGCGACCATCTTTAGACTGAACACTTGCGTTGTGACGCGACCACATTTGCACCGCATCAGGAGTACCAACCGCGACCATAGCTCGCTATCCAATCATTTCAAAGGACATGTTATTCATTGGCTGAAAAGTGCCAGCATCTTGTTGTCTTGGTGCAGTGTTTTTCGCAATGTCTGCCAAAACCTCTGTTTGCTTTTTCTGTTCTTCTAGCACAGGGTCAGCAGCGCGACCGGTTGTTATCAATCGACCACCGGAAGCAGTAAGCGACTGCTGCTGTACTGTCTTTGCAGGATCGTCTTCCGTCTTGCTACCGTCGCCTTTACCGTCGCCACCAGCACCGTTACCAGCAGCACCCTCGTCAACAATTTGCAATCCGTCTTTGATGTTTTGCATGAGACTGTCCATGTCAACACCTTCAATCCCATCGACAAAGTTTTTAGCTATCGCTTCATCTAAGGCACTGTTTGCTAACGCTTCGTCTAACGCTGCTGCTGGTACATCGGGAATCATTGATGCTAAGTCCTCCGGTGTCGCAACGGGTGCTGGTGGCAGCTTGACCGGTACATCGGCTACAGCATCGGCAGACTTCGCAGCAGCGTCAGCCGCCGCCTGTGCAGCTTGATCGGTGAGCTTGTCTAGCTCCGTCTGTGCTGCGTCGCGTTGATCGGCAATAACTTTTGGTATTCCACCGTTTGCCCCAAGCCCAACTGCCATGAGCTTCGTCACTCTTGAACCAATGATTCTCGCAGCGTTTAGCGGACTACTGATTGCAGCAAGAACGTCTAACGCTGTCGCTGCTGTTGCCGTCAGCCAATCTACCAAAAACTTTTTGACTACGTTCCACATCATAGGAACCAGTTCTTGAAACGCCGCTAACAGTCTGCTAAGCCCATCCCAAAAAACGACCCTGAGTCCAGCAAATAATATCTTGGCAGCTAGCATGTACTGACCAGCCTCTAGTGCGTTACCGATGCCTGCGAACGTCTGCTTGATTGTTGCCATGATAGAAACAAAAGCAGCTTTCAAATGTTCAAACGCCGCTGTCAAAACACCACCCTGTGCCGCAATGTAAGTTAGCACACCAGCGACGACTGCCATTTGTGCTGCTAACGCAACGAACGAAAGCAGAACTGCGCCGACGATGAGCGTGATAGGTGACCACACAATGTTTAGCATTGTTCCTACCGCACCAGCGACCGCACCAAAAGCAGTAACCGCTACGCTAGCTATCCCAAGTATTCCCCCAAGAGTCATCAAGGCAATACCAAGTCCTGTTATGCCAATCGTGAAAGCAGCAATAACTTTTATGATCGTTGGATTTTTCTCTGCAAACGCGGTCGCGTTTTGTAGGAATCTTTGTATCGCTCTTGCTGCCGCGAGCATCGGTTCTTTTAGTCCGCTGATAATTGCAATGCTTAGCCCTTCAAATGCCGACTTCAAAAGAGTGCCTGCACCACCGAGCCCGCTTATCATCGTTGCTGCCATTTCATCGGCAGCACCTTTAGCGTTCATCATTTTGGTACGCATTTCATCAACTTGCTCGTTAGCAGAGCCAAGTATCAATGCGGACTTTGCTGATCGCTTGCCGAATATCTCAACAGCAACAGCTAGCTTTTGCGGACCAGTCATGCTTGCCGTTTGCTTTTCAAACGATGCCATGATGTCCATAAGTGGCAAGAACTCTCCTTGTGCGTCTAGCACAGTTACACCCATATCTTTGAGCTTCTTTTGCGCTCCGGTCGTTGCCATGTTGGTAAGTATGTTTTTCAAGTCTGTTCCGGCAATCCCTGCCTTGACACCAGCATTGCCTAGCAACCCGACTGCCGCACTTACTTCTTCTAGGCTCTGCCCTGCCTTCATCGCGATAGGTGCAACATGCTTCATCGTTTCCGACATCATAAGGACATCGGTGTTTGCGCTAGTCGCAGCTTGCGCTATGACATCGGCAACCCTGCCAATATCTTTTGCGGCAATGCCGAACGCGGTTCCGACATCGGAGGCGATGTCTGCTGCTTCGCCTAGCTCAACTGCTCCTGCTGCTGCGAGTGATAGCGTTGGACCGATGCCGTCTAAAACCTCTTGCGTACTAAAGCCAGCCATAGCGAGGAACTTCATACCCTCTGCCGCTTCTGTTGCCGTGAACTTGGTAGTCGATCCTAGTTCTTTTGCTTTCGCGGTTAACGCTTCAAAGTCCTTCCCTGACGAACGGGTTATAGCTTGCACAGCTTTCATGCCGTCGTCGAACGATGCAAACGTCTTGGTCATTTTTGCAAACGCAAACACACCAAGTCCACCAGCGATGGAGAGGTTGCGACCAAACCTTGATGCCGCACCACCGGCAGACGCTAGCCCTCCACCAACAGACGCGCCCATTCGTGCAGCGTCACGCGACACCTGACGCATAACCCTTGATGCTGTGTTGATAGCACCGATCTTGATGGTGATGTTTTTACTTGCCGCCATTGGTCACTCGCTCCGAATCGACTCTTGCTTGCTCGTAGGAATACCGATAGTAGATTGATAACCACCTTGCCGACTGATCCAACATGCCTCCGGAATCTGGCAGAAGTCCCTTCTCTGCAAAGCCGCACAAGTTAATAGCTTGGCTTACCTCACCACCAACATAAGCCTTTGGACAACCGGTTATTCTAAACATGCCGTACTCGCAAAAGGGACATGCACCACCTCTTGCATCAACGCCTGTTTCATCGCAGGACGGACAGGCTATTTGAACATCTTCGTCGTCGAACTGTTCCCGGCATGAAGAACCGCATGACTTGCACAAAAGCCCGTTACGCACTAGCACTGCTAGTCTAGTTTTTTTTTGTCCTCGTCGGTCAGTGCGTTCTTGCCAGTCGTCGCAGCAATGACTTTGCCAATCATGTCAAAGTCTAGCTTAGTTTCAAACAACACCTCCGCTTTCTCAACATCACCAACACACATTGTCAGCGCCTTCAAAAACAAAGGCCCCATTTCTTCAATGCGTTGGTCTGCCTCACACTTTTGCACCTTTGCCAGCAGCGCAAGCAAGCGACTCTGTTGACCACCGGACAGGCAAACCACTGTAACAGTTTGCCCGTCAACGTCTATCTGAAACTCATCACCGACTTGCAACATACTACCCTGCCGTAAACGTGAAAGAGACATCTTCATCTTCTGACTGATCGTTTTTCTGGCAAGCTAGCTCGACTTCATCGACGACGAGCTTGTTGCGATCAGCTTGTTGACAGTTAATAATTTGAGCTTTTGGAGCAGCGATAGTCAACGTGCCTGTTCCTGCCGCACCGTATGGGCTAACCATCGTCGTGCTAAACGGATACAGGTTTGCGGTACCAGCGCCTGTTTCCATGTCTTGCCAGAACGTGTATTTGTCCTGCGTCGCCACAAGGTTAGCTTCGGGATTCAATGTAAACCGAGGCATACGGCTGACGATCAGTGCTGAAACATACCCTGCTGCTGTCGCTGCCGACTCTCGCATAATAATTTCATTGCCTGCGTCGAACGATACGTTTTCAACAATCTGATTCACGGAGTTGTACGTGATAGTCCCTTCGCCAAACCTAATAGGCAAAGCCGTTGGGTAGGTTGGATCAATCAACGTCGCGTCAGTCATCGACTGCCATACGCCTTTGAATTCCCACTCAATGGTTGCCATCTTGCCTGCTGGTGCAACTACTTTGAAGTTGCCCATCGCACCGGCTAGTTTTTTGTGAGTGCCGTCAATGAACGCACCAATGGTGACGGTCGTTGTAGCACCGGCTGGATCATCAGGTGCTCGACTTTGGGGTCTGAAAACTGTACCGTCTGCAATGTAACCGCAAGCAGGAAATAAGGTGCTAGCCCATGTTGGTACTCCTGTGTCAAAACCCATGTCGGTTTTGAAACTAACGCTACCACCGTAAGGACCGGGAACACTTTGCAGCATATCGAACGACCCTTGCCCTTCACGGTCTTCAACCCCGATGTCTCCTTGCACAATGACATCATAAGCATTGAACACACCGTCGGCAGCACCGAGTGACTCTGCTGTGCCTACAGTCGTTTCTTCCTTTGCAGCGAATACGGTCCTACGTTTAAGAAGTGCAACCATTGTTATCCTCGTTTTTAATGGGGTGTTGATTTGTTACGACAGCGTTATCTTGCGACATCACACAAATAATCGATTGATCGTCATG